GGAGCTGTTGGAGTAATATTTTGTTGTATGTTAATGAAAAACTTGTGTAGTGCAGATACAGGAGCTGTTGGAGTAATATTCTGTTGCATGTTAATGAAAAACTTGTGTAGAGCAGATACAGGAGCTGTTGGAGTAATATTTTGTTGCATGTTAATGAAAAACTTGGAATATTCCAACGCCGAATGCCAGGTGCTGTTGGAGTAATATTTTGTTGCATGTTAATGAAAAACTTGGAATATTCCAACGCCGAATGCCAGACGTTGTTGGAGTAATATTTTGTTGTATGTTAATGAAAAACTTGGAATATTCCAACGCCGAATGCCAGGAGCTGTTGGAGTAGTAATTGTAATTGTTGCATGTTAATGAAAAACTGGAATATTCAAGTTTTATCAAAAAAAGGTAATTTTTTATTATTATTAAACAGTAAATGTCAACATTGAACATTTCTACTGCTCTTCCTCAAACTACAATCAAAGAATTACGCAAAAATGGAGCTAAAGTTCGCGACTCTTGCGAGGTCATAGTTATCAACGTTATCGACTATCAACCTATCAAAATATTCGACAAGTTTCTACAAGATGACAAGAAAGTTGATCCACTCTTGACTCCTCATTTTGGTAATCCGGCTACCCCTTATGTAGCTTACGATATCCAGTTGGAGATTTATCAACTCCTTCATGCTTATCAACAAAATGATAGTCCTCTACCAAGACTTGCACCAATCGCTAATTTGGGTATACCACCTGGAGGAGGTTATCAATATCATCATTCACAAATATCAATCAACAATGTAATGAAGCAAATTGAAAACCCGGATGTAAGATTGGGTTTAATAGGTCTCCCTCATGTACCTTCTGGTACAATAGTTTGTGACTTGTCTATTACATACTCTAATTGTGTTGTTGTGCGTAGATTACGCAAGCTTTAATAAAGTAGTTGCCTGGAATAATGTTAAAGTACTTGTGAAAATCTTGGTGTATTGTCTGATGGATGGTTAGGTTCTGGTAGGGTAGGTAATGTAGTGTACGTGAATATAAATATTTCTATATATTTGTGAACTACTATTCTAATGTTAAATTTTTAAAAATCTGCAGGGTTTACATATAAACTATCTTCAAATCTTGGCAAAGGTTTATTCAAGTATACGATTATAAAAGCTATTAAACCAACAAATAATGAATTTCTAAGAATAAAAGTTGAATCCAATAATTTTACGTGTTGATTTTTTAATGTATATTTTTGCCAATGTAGAAACAACATGGTCAATAAAACACTTGCAGGTATAACATACATGTAATTTTTACCAAATTCTTGCAATTGATCCATTACTTTCAGTTTTCTACTATATACATTTCAAAAAATTTTATTGAAAACGTATACTTGTCAATCTAGAACTATGGAATGATTTGGTTATACCAACAACAGTAACACACACTGTTTCCACAAAAAACATCGTTCAAGAATTAAATATAAATGTAAATGTAATTTTTGAATGAGTGGGCAGTGTTGTAATTGAAGAAAATGGCATCTAGGAAAAAAAAAGAGTTGATCGAGTTGAACATAATAGACATTATTGATAAAAACAATGTAGACGTTGAAACACAATGGGATTTTACAATATTGTCACAGTTCAAGGACTCTTACCCAAAAAAAACAAACATATTATGTTGGTGGTGTTGTCATTCTTTTGATTCTCAACCTTTGGGAATACCTAAAAATTATAATCAACATGACGGATCGTTTTCTGCACTGGGATGTTTTTGTTCAATTTCATGTGTATATGCATATGTATTAAACAACAAGTCGCATGAAAAGTGCACAAAAAGTGATATATTATTCATGTACAAGAAACTGACTGGTAGAACAGATTCTTTTTTGATTAATAATGTGTCTAAATTTAAAAGTGCACCTCCAAGACAAGTATTGAAAGCATTTGGAGGTAACATGACTATTGAACAATATAGAAGTATCAATAGTGAGTATAATGTCGAGGTTTTATCATATCCGTTAATACCTATATACATGACATGCCAAACATTACAATATAATAAACCATTATTGTACCTAAAAAAGAGTGTAAGTGGAATCAGTAGTGTAAAAGACAGTGCGAGTGATTTATTAAAAACAAGAAAAGAAGTAAATCCCGACAAGAGTAAAAAAAATAGAACGGTTTGTCAATTGGTATCATTTGTAGATTAAATGAGTTGTGTTTTGGTTACTTTTTTTTTAGGTGGGTATAATTTATTAATGATACTTAGTCTTTCTGGATCTTTTTTAGCCATTAAATGGAATATAAAGCAATCATCTGTTTTTAAATCGTGTATTGTATGTTTACCAAAGATGTTGTAATCTACAGGAATGATGTGTTGTTTACTATTGAATATATTTCTTTGATACAATCTATTTAACATGCCCTGTTCATATTCATCTCCTGCCCATATACAATTACTACATTCCCATTTACCTGTTTGAGACTCTTTTTTCCAAAAATCAACAGGATAGTTGTCAAACCACAATTTTACAAAATTTCTACTCCATACGGTATTTTTTATAATGACTATACCTGTATTCATTTCATAGTTTAAATAATGAGGGTCGGTTGCCAAGTACATGTCCCATTGTTTTTTAGTATATCCATCAATATTATTCATCAAGTTGGATATTGGAGTATTAAAAAACTTGGGACTGATTACTACATCTATATCAAAGTAAATTATAGTATAATCTGCATAGTTGTCAAGTAAATAACTCATATCGCGAACTCTATTCCAATATGGAGATATACTCTTGTCTTTACCGGTGGCGACGCGGTGGTTGAAAAGTTTAAACATGTAGCCGTGTTTTTTACAATATTCTTGTAGAATTTCTATAGTTAATTTACCATACTCTGGCACCTCTGGGTAATCAATAGACATGAAAAATATAACCTTGGTAAATGATGTACCGACGGCTAACGAATCTATTGAAGCCGAGGAAGTAGTCGAAGCAGAGGTAACTGAATTTTCTTTCACAATCTTGTTTAAAAGTGTACTAGGATGGGGGTGTATATTATAATTCTTGACGACTTGACGTGTCATTACCGTTGATAATACTAGTAATATTACTAGTGTTATAATTATTAAAAGTAAATGTCTTTTATGTATTAATATAGGTACAGAGTCGTCAAACAACATTCTGTGACAGTATATTAATATATAAAAAATAAAAAAAAAGAAAAAGAAAAAGTGATAATTACGTGACAATTACATGACAGACTCATCAATAGTATCTAATTCTGATGGTGCTACAGCTGTAAGTTGATCTTTACCATGAGCAGTCTTTTTCAAGGATTTTAAAACCATAGAGTATTTAAATGGAATATTGATTTCACCCTTGAATTCGACAGATTTCTCTGCCAATGTACGTTCTGCTATATAAGAGTATTCTTTTGATGAACCTTTTTCAGTAATTTCCTTGATTGTAACTCGTACAGTGCAATCCTTGTCATTGTATAAAATTTTACATGCTTGATTAGCTGCTTTTCTAGCAGCACCGGCTGGTGTTTTACTAGAGAATTTTCCGCTCTTGAAGTTACTTTCTTTACCATCTTGGTGTTGTACAGATAAAACAGTGAAAACTCTTTTAGCAATCTTTTTAACTTTTTCAACTTGGTCTCCTTCTGTAACTTCTTGTTTTTTGGCAGCACGTTTACGTTTTGGTTTGACGTCAACTAGAAGAGTTTCTTCAACTGGAGCTTCAACAACAACTGGAGCTTCAACAACAACTGGAGCTGGGGCTTCAACAACAACTGGAGTTTCTTCAACTGGTTTCTTTACAGTAGTTTTTTTAACGACTTTTTTAACTTTTGGAATAGCAACCATTTTTATTATTCTTTTTGTTTTAATTATAAACTATTAAAAAAAAATCAAGTGCGGTTAGGTTCGTTTGCCGTAAACATTAAAATCAGCAAATTACACTGCCATTTTAGCAATTATTCTTGAATGACACTTGTAATCGTTAATTTTGAAATCATCCAAAAACAACTCGTGGTACTCCTTGTCTTTAATATTGGCTAATTGAATTGTTGGTGAATCGTACGGCACTCGAGACAACTGTTCCTTTACTTGAGGCAAGTGATTCAAATAAACATGAGCGTCTCCAAATGATATAGTCAATTCTTTTGGCTCCAAACCACATTTTTTTGCCAATATACAAGTTAAAATTGAATATGATGCTATATTAAATGGCAACCCAAGAAACATGTCCACTGATCTTTGATACATATGACATGATAAATACTTACCCTGGGATACATAAAAATTACAAGATACATGACAAGGTGGTAATGCCATTTTATCTAAATCAAAAGGATTCCAAGCACTCATGAAGATTCTTCGTGATGTGGGGTCATTCTTGATCAAATCTTCCACATACTTTACTTGATCAAAACCTCCTATTTTTTCATGTACTTCTTTTGGTAATTTAGATGTATCTGCATATTCTTCCTTATATTTTGCCCCAAAATGCCTCCATTGAAATCCGTATACACTACCAAGGACTCCATCTGGATAAGATAATCCACGAGAATCTAAAAAATCTCTAGATGAATTACCATCCCATATTTTCACTCCCTTTTCTTGCAATATTTTAGCATCAGTATCTCCTCTTAGAAACCACAACAACTCTTCAATAACAGCTTTAATAGGAACGCGTTTAGTAGTAAGGAGTGGCAATAAACCATTACTCAAATCAAACTTTAATGGCAAGGGTGCGAAAATACTAAGAGTACCAGTACCAGTTCTATCTTGACGTTCTTCACCATTCTTGACTATATAATTCAGTAAATCGAGATATCCTTGTTCATTTGACATACTTTCGTTACTTTCGTTACTTGCGTTACTTGCGCATTTGGGTTTAAGTACTTTTTTTAATTGGGAATTTATTTTTTTTGTATCCAACAAGTAAAATGGAACAAGTCAAGATAGATAATCAAACATTATTCCATCCTTCCTTTTTTCAAACTCCAGTTGGAAGGATACAACAAGATCCAAAAAAATGGCTAAAAAATATAAATGGACGTGGGACAAATGAAAGTGGAAGTAACCAAAGTGTTGAACGTTTTACACAAAGGGATGTTCAAATGTTGAAAGACATTTTGCAACCTCAACTAGAACGTCCAGATAACAATACTATTCCAACCTTGTTATACTATACATTTTTTTCAATAAAAAATATACAACATGTACAAGAACTAATTAGAAAAACTGTTTATAAATGGTCAAATCATCTAGTAGGTACGCAATCTGAAACAACATTGATACAATTAATGGACGAGATTTATGAAAAATTTGCTCAAAATATAGACGAATACAGTACACCAAAGCAACATGTAAAGATACACATTTCAAATCAAATGCTTATTTTAAATAGTCACGTTGTCGATCAAGCTGTCCCCATTATAATTAATAATGTAGAACAACATTTGAAATACCTTGAACAAATAGACAGCAAAGTAAGAGTAATAGATAATCCTACTTTTGATTCTATAACTGGTACTAAAATGTACAGATCATTTGATCAATTATTTTAAATGCTTGTACAGTATACGTGTACTTTACTTTCGTCACCGTCTACTTCTTTTTCAACCTGTACCTCTTTTTTACAAGGGGTTCCATTTATAATCATTTGATTTACATTATTTGAGGAGATATTCCATTTTTTTAAACAGTATACAGTACTAATACTAGCACTAGACATTACTAGAAATGTAACAATATTCCCAAGTGACCAAGCGTTGGTTGAGAAATTTAATGTAAAGATACACAGGAATAAACAAGTAATAGTTGATAATACCACAGATATGTTGAAATATGTATCTGATTCTTTTTTAGACTCTTTGAAGAAAGATGTATCTTCTACATGTAAATTTATGTCACCGGTAGAAATATTACAGGTTGGTATTTCCTTGTCTTTTTCATCAAATATTCTCATTACTGCTGTACTTAATATTTGAAAAGTAATTTAATTTTTAGTCGCATGTTTATTAAAAACCATATTCCTATCGGTATCCCTTATAACTGATGAATACTTTTGTAAAAAATCCTTTGATTTGATACTGTTTACAAGATTATTGGAAGTCTTTAACCCAAGTTGACTATTCACACGATTTTGAACTTCTAATTCCCTAACACAATTTTGTCTGTAATCTGTAAATGATCTTGAATCTAAATAACCTAATCCCAACATTACTTTGCTTTACTAGTATATTACAAAGAAAAAAATGAAAAGTAATTTTTTATAGTACACCATATCCAAGTTACCATTCCCAGTTGCATTGACCATTGATTACACAAGAAAAGAAAGGAATTGTTCACTAATGCATTGGGAATCTAAAAATCACCCTTGGAAAATACTCTCAATCCTACCTTCCGCCCTCTATTCCACACAAGTATTTACTTTAAAAACAACTACAATACCCCCAACAATTACATTTTTAAAATGCAAGTAAAAGCCATCTTTTCAGCTATACTACTTAGTATATTCTTATCACTAGAATCAGTATTGATAAGATTTATAAATGTTAAAAAACATACAGTACCTTCAGAACAAATGGTTATATTGATTGATGTGTTTAAATGCGTTGTATCTTTTCTGCTTTTCTGTTATCCATACATTGTAAACAGATTAAACAATTATACTAGTATTTCACAAGGAGAAGGTTGCAGTGCTGTATGGAATTGGAGTAATATATACTACTATTTTGTCCCAGCAATTATATACACGACGAGTAACAACATTACATATCTGGCATTAAATGAAATGACACCTTCAATGTACACTTTGCTAATGAATCTAAAAATTCCTATAACAGCATTTCTAGCGTACCTTTTTTTATCGTATAAAATGAATTTTAGACTGGTTACATCATTTATTGTACTATTTGCTAGTACTGTTTTAGCATCTCTACATTTTACCACTGAAAAGGTTTCTCTAAATGTATCTATACGTGGTATTTGTTTAATGATTGTATATACTGGATGCTCATCAATTGGAAGTATTTTTATGGAATATATCACCAAAGTTAAATTTCAACAACAAGATATATATATTCAAAACATCAAGTTTTCAATATGTAGTATATTATGTAATATTGTTGTGATTTGTATTAGAGGACAATTACCATTTACAAACTTTCATTTAATACACTTGGTTGTAATTGTAACTGGAGGAATATATGGTCTAATAACAGCAATCGTTATTAAATTTGGTGGTAGTATTTTAAAAACGTATTCAGTTTCGTCATCTATCTTTTTGTCTGCATTATTTAGTTACTTTGTATTTGGATCAGTACTGGAATGGAATTTTATTGTGGGGTCATTTTGTTGCTTATTTGCAGTTCATTTATATTCTAATGAAATACGATCTGAACGCAAGAGAAATGAAGAAATTGTAGAAATTGTAGGACAAGAAGTTGTATAAATTATTCATTTTTACTCTTAATAAAATCCTACATGCACAATGAAATTAAACTAGGTGTGTTTATATTGGTTAGAAAAATTATATGACAAATACTTGTACCTTGGATCTTGGGAAGTATCTACATTTCTACTTGTATTTGCTGGACCAAATGATCTTTCGTAAAATGGAGTTTTTGACAATTCAGTATTAAAACATACTGAATTCCCTTTTGGATTTGTTAATTTAGCTATAGCAGGTCTGTAACCTTGATAATTATACATTTTTGGTGTTGTATTATAAGGAAGTTGACCAGAGAAAGGTGTAGTATCTCTTTTTGTCTCTATTGGGTATTGTGAGTTTGGCTTGTTGTTGTAATCTTTTGAAATCAAGTCTTGTGTATACTTTGGTAAATCCATTGTTCTTGTTAAATGAAAATAAAAAAATTAAAAATTAAACCCAGGTATCAACTCAACTGGAGTCTTTTGGTCATACCGTACATCATCGTACGGTGGACATATACCATCCGTTTTACAATCAGATATACCACCTATTAACCAATTTGTATACTTTTCTTTATCTGGTACCTTGGAAGGAACTGTTGTAAACAATCTTTCGTTTGAACGTCTATCAAATAAATCATCTACATCCATGAATAATTGTTGTTTCAACAAATTTGACGCCATCTCTTGAGATCCAGGATCTTGACATGCAGGTGGTTTATGGACTGAATCGCCGTACAATACATTCATGAATGGATTCTCCTTTGTAGGTCTAGTACATTCGTCACTTCCTTTACCACTTCCTGTATATTCTTGCTCTGTACCACTTGAAAACTTTTCTAGTGATTTTTCTATTCTTGTAGCTACATCGTCACTTACTTTGTTATCCTTGTTCTTCCACATGATGTATATCAATACAAGCAGGAATAATCCAAACTGAACAGGTAAACTTTTGTTTTGATACATTGCAACGGCAATTGATATGTATATTATCAATCTACTGAACGCATTGACACGTTCAGATAATGATTGTTCAGCCAAGGGAAAGAATTCATTTAATCTTGAAACATTCCATAAAATTTCAATATCATCTCCCCAAAAACTGTCACTCTTCTGTTTGCTTTCTTCCATATCTTATAATATAATCCCTAAAAAAAATATAAAAAAATTACGCAATTACAATCTACTTTGTAATTGATCAATTCGTGTGTTGCCTTGTGTTACCTTACTGTTGACCGCCACCCATAAAGGAATTCAATAAATCAAAAATTTGTGGATTAGACTCCATCATATCATTTACTTCTGGAGTTTGTTGAAGTTGGTTACACAAATTTGTAGCCTGCGATTCTAATTGAGACAAATTTAATTCTCCAGAATCTATTTTTGATTGGACCGTACTTTCTATATTACTGAATAAACTCATTATTGAAGTCATGTCTAGTTGTTCGCCGCTTCCGTTACCACCTAGGGTTTCTTGTAGATTAATATTTTCAAACAATTCTGATGCCAGATTTAAAATATCTCTATTGGAATCATTTGGGGTTAGTAGATTCCTAAAATTATCTGGCAATGTACTTGGAATAATACCTGCTGAATTGTCAGCTCCAGGTACACTTTCAGGTGTACTTGTTGTGGTACTTTCAGGTGTACTTGTTGTGGTACTTTCAGGTGTACTTGTTGTGGTACTTTTAGTTGCACCAGTGTCTACTTTCTTTAAAAAGCTAGGTTGAAAAAGACCAAGAATCCTTAGATATTTCAATCCTTGTTGACTACTCTTTAAATAATCTAATGGAATAATAGTGCATAATTTTGATTTTTCATCTTTAATCTGTTGTTTCAACTGGATCTTAGTTGAAGTTGAAATGATTTGTGCTAATTCTTTACCACATTGTAGATCAACCTTTTTCAAATCTTGTGACAGTTCTTGTAGAGTACTATATAAAATATTTAGTTTGTTAATATTTGATTTACTCTTCATTACTTACACCTTGACTTTATTTTTTAAAAAATTAAACGCAACGCCAAACTATTTCTTTTCACTGTCGTTACCGCTCATGAAATTTACTGTTGCGGCATATGCATCTTTTGTAGCATCAGTTATAGTATCAATTAGTGTTTTTTGTTCCTTTTTTAAATCGTAATCACCAGTTGTGTGAAAAATATCCAATTGATACCCACCTCCGTGTTGTCGTTTACCCTTTTTCATTGGCATTTTTTTAGACTTGCTTGATCTTTTCTTGGTAATTGATTTCTTTTTCATTGGCATCTTGGCAATTGACTTTTTCTTGGTCATTGACTTTTTCTTGGTCATTAACTTTTTCTTGGTAATAGACATTTTATTGGCACTTGACCTTGGGGATTTTCTTGTTATTGGCATTACTTAACTTTATTAAACAAAAAAAATTTTTCAACAAAAAAAAACTACAACTAAGACCATATACGTGTTGTTTCAAAAGGGACTCCTTCACGTATTTTTACCATAGACCATTGTTCTCTACAAACATCATCCTCTTCCCTATTTCGTAGATATTCTAAATGCAACTGTGCATCACCGAAATTCGTAAATATAAAATTTGTATTTGAAAATGTCTCGTGTTTTATAATATATATAATGTTGCACTGTTTTACTTCTTTAATATTGCCAATCTTTTTAAAGGGGTTTGAGAAATACAAGTCGGTTATTTTTTCAAAAATTGTATTGTACATTAATATTGTAAAATAAATTGTATTTAACTCTCAATCCATACACCCAATATTGGTTATGCTGTAGTACTCGCTGACTCTGTAGTACTCGCTGACTCTGTTGTACTCGCTGACTCTGTTGTACTTGTTGCTTCTGTTGTACTCGCTGACTCTGTTGTACTCGCTGACTCTGTTGTACTTGCTGACTCTGTTGTACTTGTTGCTTCTTCAGTTGTACTTGTTGATTCTTCAGTTGTACTTGTTGCTTCTTCAGTTGTACTTGTTGCTTCTTCAGTTGTACTTGTTGCTTCTTCAGTTGTACTTGTTGCTTCTTCAGTTGTACTTGTTGGCTCTGTGGTAGTGTCTGTAAATTTTACACAATCTTCTTCATATTCGTCTTCGTTACCATTACTATTGTCATTGTATTCAACTAGTGGTGGAGAATTAAATACAGGAATTTTAACTGGTGGAGGTGGTGCTTTAAATACAGGAGGATTTGTTGGTGTTGCAACTGGTGGAGGTGGTGCTTTAAATACAGGAGGATTTGTTGGTGTTGCAACTGGTGGAGGTTGTGCTTTAAATACAGGAGGATTTGTTGGTGGTGGAGGTGGTGGAGGTGGTGGAGGTGGTGCTTTAAATACAGGAGGATTTGTTGGTGGTGGTGCGTTGAATACAGGTTCTTGTGGTAAATCAAGAATGCAAGTTTGTTGAGCTACAGTAAATGTTTCCAATATTGGAGTAAAAGATACTATAGTCATTGTAACTGGTGTAACTTGATATTCAACAATTGTAAGAGACAAAGTTTCTTGTTGTAAAACAACTTCTGTACTGGTACATGTAGATGTAGTTGTATTGGTAATTATACTTGTACTTGTAGATATAGTGTACTCGAAAACAGTCACAGTACTTGTTAATGTTTCAGTTTGACTAATTACATCTTCACTTGGTTCACTTGGTTCACTTGGTACACTTGGTCCTTGAAATACTGGTGGTGTTGGTCCTTGAAATACTGGTGGTGTTGGAGTTGGTTGCAACAAAGTAGTACACTTGTATTCATCACCATAAACAACACATTTTTCATCATCCTCTTTGCTACATTTTTCATGTGTAGCCCAACTATTGTAAACACATTTTTCTATATATTGTAAATCATCAGAACATTGTAATTCATTTTCAACACATGTATTCTGAAAATAACTTCTTCCAAACAATGAAAATGAACTAGCGTAATTACTAAAAGTTAACACAATATAAAACCCCGTTTTGATTTTTAATTGCATTTTTTATGGTGGGTAAAAAAATTAATATTGTAGACTCTCCCTTTATATACTTTTTGTATGATATTTCCAAAACAAACCTCGAGTAAAAACGAGTATTTTTTATTTTGTTTTGTTAATAATAAAACTATGAATATACAACCATTTGAATTTAATTCCAATCAATATGAAATAGAAGGTGGTAACGGTAAAGACAATTGTGCTTATGAATTCAATCAACCAACGTTTTTTATAACAGAAGAAGATTATCAGGAAAAAGCACTAAATAGTACAAAACCTTTACAATACATATTTGATATATTACCTGAACAACCTTGTTTAAGATTCACTCAACATTTCCAAGGAACTACAATGGGGAGTAAACAAGCTCCATCATCTTTAATAGATGTAGATGACTATTTGAGAAAATCATCATTGGTTATAGAAAGTAATAGAGCTAGATCATCATCAAATAGAAATGAAACCCAAAATATTCCAGATATTTTAAATAATAGACTATTAATTTCAGATTGTAGTAACGGTAAACCATTTGAAACTACCAAAACCAAACGATATGAATTTCCTCAATATAGGAATCCAATTTATCCAAAAGGTAAATACCAAACTAATACAATGGAAGTTGGAAGGGATACTAGATTGGAAGTAAAGGATAATTTTGTTCAACCAAAGAACAACTATACTATTCAGGTTCCAAGAATTCAATTTCCTTTGCCTCCAAGTTCAGCATCAATCAGTAAAGCTGAAGATTTGAAAAAAGTATCCTACTACAAGTATAAATTCCCTTGTAAAGTTACTTATCAATTTTGTAAAGATATGTCTTGCGAAACACATCATCAGTATTTCAAAGAGAATAAACCTACTTTTAAAAATACCTTCAACTACAATCACAAACAATGTAACGAGTAATTTTTTTTTAAGTAGTAAGAGTAATGACAGATAATATTATAGTTGCATGGATGTTGATATTTTTCGTATTATTTTTTATTTATTTTGATATGAGAATAAATAGTTTAAAAAAAGAGTTGCTGTTACATTACAATATATTTGAAGAACTTTTACAAGAATGTATAAAAAAAACAGCGTCGTCAACGTCTTCAACATTTTCGTCAACGTCTAAAATAAATAAAAAATTTCAAATATTGAATCCTCAAGTAAAAGATATTGTCCCATCACAAGAAGAGACTAGAAAGGGATTGGAATTTATAAAAAATATTAGAGGTATAGATTGGTTTAATGACAATTATGCACCCATCAACTTTTAATTTCCAACTGGGCGATGACAGTGGTTACATTTTTCAAAATCACTTGATCTTTATGTGTAATCATAAAATTACATATAAACGAGTAAATAGTACTACTTTGGTCAAACTCTGATAACCCAGTCACATTTACTTTACCAGATGTAAAAATCGATATAGATATATTTTTACATTCGCAAGACAACTTGTTTGAATGTAAACATATTCCAATATTATCACTAGTATACTTGTACTTTAGATTAACACATGATGAATGCAAGTCATATTTGCTATAATAACCGAGTTGTAAAAATTTATCATGTAATTTTTTTTTTGATATTTCAAATGGAATCTTGAAAAATCCATTAATCATATGGATATTGAATTTTTCGCAACGAGGCAAGGCATCGTCATATGAAAACTTGTGAATCAACACTCCTTGTTTTAAATAATACGAGTACTTGTCGTTACACTTGTCGTTGCTGTTGCACTTGTCTTTGGGGTAGTTGTCGTTACACTTGTCATTGAAATACGTCATTTCTTGACCAATAATTTGATTTTTATAGTAAATGAATCCATCCTGTATATTTGAATACTTTTTCAAATGTTTTTTGCTTGTTTCAAGTTCTTTATAACCAATTAGTATACCGTCAAGTGAGTATATATTCTTTATATACTTTGACCAATTCCTTGATATAAAAAGTGTTTGTTGATCAATTGTATCGATATTAACATCTTGACCTTGAATATTTATTCTACCTTTACCATTAGTCCATCCTATTGTTTGTCCTTTGGAGTTATATATCAGATTATCTCTACTGCATAAATAATTCAAACTAGAATCTATAGAAATCATCTTTTCACCGGTCAACGATTTCAACTTGTTGTATACATAATCAAATATAAAACTTGCATATTCTAGATTTTTTGTGCCCGTAATATGTATTGTGCCATTGTGAAAAATCTTGCACGATATTATATTATCATGTATATGTAACGTTATAGTTACTTGGTTTAAAAAATCTTTTTTCTTTTTTGACAATTTACATGTACCCTTTACAATATATGAATTTCCACCTGCATATACTAATTTTATACCAACTACAATATCATCTATTGGTAAATATTTAGCTATATCAATTATATTCAAATTTCCTTTATGAACCTTTGATGTTACTGTTGTTGTTGATATATTGAATGTTGTAAAACCATCAAAATTTTGGTTAATTTTAATGGTACTCACGTTTGTAACATTGGTACTCAAGTCGGTCATTATTGTTGTTTACAGCCAAAATACAAATTTGTTTTATACAAGAATTTGAATATTTTTGTGGAAATTTCCAAAAATATGTTTAAAAGTAACGTACTTTTTACTTGAATTTACATTTTAAATGAGTAGCAGTATGTTTGGTAAGAGTATAGATACTTTTCACCATTTTGAATTAGATAGAAGATTTCTTAAATATGCAACTATTTTAATACTTATCAATAGTACACCGAGAATAACAAGTATGTTGTATAATTATACAATCGGCATATTTAATCATTACGTTAAACCAATATTGTACAAGGATAATCATGTCTTGTTTAAATGGACACCTAAATTCAATATTGATTTTGGGTTTGGGATTATCATACATTTTAACAAGTGTATGATGACGGATACTAGTAGAATAAATATTGATAGTGTGTATAACTTGTGTATTCCAGATGTAGGTGAAGTTTTCGAAATTGAAAAAGGTGTAAACCTTGTTCGTGTAGACAAGAATGGAACAGATTTTCATTTTAAAATTTGGAGTTCAACAAGATCGACTAGTGATTTGATTAAAATGATTCAATCTTATGATGATGAAGCCAAGAAAAAGTTGCAATTACCTGATAACCATTTACACTATTTTGAAATTAACTCGAGTGTCTCTAGTAAAGGATACTTGAATTTCATTAAAATTCCATTTACGTCAACGAAAAAATTTGTCAATGTTATTTCACCAAATACATTGTCTATAAAGAATAATATAGATACATTTGTTAATGAAAAAGAAAAGTACAATACATTGGGTATTCCGTATAATCATGGAATGTTCTTTTTTGGACCGCCAGGTACAGGAAAATCATCAATGATCAAGGCTATAGCAAACTACACAAAGAGGCACATTTTTTACATTAATCTAAGACATATAGAGGATGCTATTACATTGAAAAAAGTGTTTACGCAGACCCAAATAGCATTATGTGAGAATAATGAATTGATTAATTTACCTATAAGGAATAGATTATATGTATTGGAAGATATCGATTGTATGACTGATCTAGTCAAGGAACGACGTAACAATGTAAACGGAGGTGACAGTGACAGTGACGAGGGTAGTGGTGACAGTGACGGGGGTAGTGTAAATAATATATTAGGTAAACTGACATTATCTGATATATTAAATGTACTTGATGGGGTTTCAGAAGCATCTGAACGAATGCTTATTATAACAACCAATAAAAAGAATGTGTTGGACAAGGCATTGATACGACCAGGAAGGTGCGATGCAATATTCAATTTTACATTGTGCAAGGTTTCACATATAATGGATATCTATTCACATTTTTTCAAACATGATGATGATGATGATTATTATGAAGAAACAAAAAGAGCTCTAGTTGATGATGTTTTATCACCTGCTCAAGTTGTACAAATTTGTTTAAATAACTTGAATGATGTGTGCAATTGTAGATTAGACTTGCAAGAAGCGTGTATTCGACTTGACTAAGTGTGGCTTGTGTGGCTTGTGTGGCTTGTGTGGCTTGTGTGGCGTTCAAAACATGATGATGATGATTATTATGAATAAACAAAAAGAGCTCTAGTTGATGATGTTTTATCACCTGCTCAAGTTGTACAAATTTGTTTAAATAACTTGAATGATGTGTGCAATTGTAGATTCGACTTGACTAAGTGTGGCTTGTGTGGCGTTAAACTTTAGTATACATTTTTATTTTTACAATCAAATTCAATATAATGATAAGAAGAATACCTGTGATTATGAAAACTAGTAATTCTAGGATATCATTTTTTATGGAATAACTTTTAATCAATGCTTTTTCAACTGGGTCAAATGATAGTTTTCTTTTACAGTCTGTACATTGATGTACATGTTGTTGAATCTTGACACAAGTTGGAACTGACGTTGGTGTTGGTGTTGGTGTTGGGGGTGACGTTAGTGGTTCATTCATTCTTGTGTACTGTGTACTGCGTATATATATATATATATACAAGTATTTTTTTTGTGTGCAAGATGTAAAATAAAAAGAATGAGTGACAAGATTGAAGTAAACATAAAACCATTCGATTTATACAAGATATTGCCTGATTCGGTAATATTTTGCATAGGAAGACGACGATCTGGAAAAAGTTGGTTGATACGAGAAATCATGTATGTATTGAGTAGAAAAAATACACCGTATGGATCAATATATTCCGGTACAGAACATTGTAATCCTTTTTTTAAAAATTTCTTTCCAAAATCCTTTATTAAAAGAGACTTTACAGAAGACGATCTAAGTAATATTTTAGAATCACAAAAAGAAAAAGTAAGAAGACATGCTAAAAGAATGAATGAAGATGACGGGAGATGTTTACAAAATAATATGTTGTTGTGTATGGATGACATGATGTCTGATGAAGATATTTGGAAAAAGAGTAAATCATTCAAACGCGTTTTTGTTGAAGGTAGACACTATAATATTTTATTTCTCATGTCCTTGCAATACGTATTGGGTATTCCTCCGGCATTACGAGAAAATATAGATTATGTGTTTTTATTTGCTAGTGATGGGAATAATTTAAAAAAAATATGGGAGAATTACGCAGGTATTATTCCAAACTTTAAAATGTTCAAGTTCATCTTTACAAAGTGTACTGAAAATCATTCATGTATGGTAATAGATAAAACTTCAACGTCAAACAAACTTGATGACAAGATATTTTATTATAGAGCAAAACATCCAGGAACATTTAAATTCGGCTCACCTGCGTTTTGGAAGTTCCACGATGAACATTATATCGACAGCGATGAAGAAGATCCTGAATCCTTGATTAAAAGTAAATTAAAAAAAATAAAAAATATGTATGCCGCAGATGGACAAAGTTATGAAATTTCAAAGATACCTTGATTGTTGTTTAAAAATTTTTTTTATATAGTTTATAATAAAACAAAATGAATGCAATTGTTGAAAACTCCAATGAAATGATAAATTCTGTATTAAGACCTGTTACCGAAAATACTCCAGCCCAACTTGTATTGAAATTGTTTGTCATCTTGTATGCTTCTCTAGTTGCTCCTAAAATTTCATCTTCTTTTGCACCTTACATAAACAACATGTACTTTACTATTCTGTTTTTAGCTCTAATTGTATGGTTATTTACCAAAGACCCCACCATGTCAATCTTAATTGCTGTTGGATATTATATTACTATCTCATACTTGACTCAAAATTCTATCATTGAAGTACAACAAACTGGAGTTGTTACACCAAATGTACAAAAAGCATTAAATACATCCGTTGTTGTCCCTGCCCCTGCCCCTGCAAAAGTTTAAATATACAACTACTACATTCGTACCTTACCCACCACACTACCCCAACTTTGTTTACCAATTGATATCAATTTGTAAACAACATAGTGCAGTATTTGATGCATTTTGTTCAGCTGTATTCTTCTTGTTTGCACTCCCTATTCCAATAATCTTGTATTCATTTCCATTAACATCACTACTTTTTTGATTAATTATATCAGTTACATATGATACTGTAGTTTTTGAATTTATTGTATCATTGTGAAAAATTTCTATATTCTTCTGTACATCAGGAGCTAGTTGAAGATAATACTCTCTACGTATAAATATACCCTTTATAAATATTTTATTATGAAAAGGACCAGACTCGTAAAGATCAATGTATGTTGGATTATTCCATTTCAAAGATTGAAAGTATCTTTGTAATGTATCCTTGAAATTTTCATTGTATAGTATAAGCTCTGAAAAATCAATTACATGTTCTATTATACTCGTAATAAATCTATTTGCATACTTGTATCCCAACTCGTCTCCAAAATCTTGGATTATTGCTCCTATAAATGCCTCAAAACAATCTTCATATAATCTTGGATTACTTCTACCCTTGTTTGACCCCATACTTGTCAACTTTTCTATGTGATTCGATAATAATATATACTTTCCCAACTCCAGGTATCTCGCAAATCTATACAACATTGATGACCTTACTAATCTAGTCCTTATCTTTGTTAAAAAACCTTCTTGCTCAGTATTGTACCTGTTTATTAGATAATTCGCTATAATTGCACCCAAAAATGAATCTCCCAAATATTCCAACCTCTCATTTGACTCGGGTGGTACGAATAAACTAGAATCTACATCATGTAGATAACTCTTGTGTACAAATGATGTTTGATAATAAATTAAATTATTTATCGATAATTTATTATCATTGTCCCCTATATTTTTTACTTTGTTTAGAATATCCTCAACTTGATGTTTTTGTATCAAAATGTTGACCATTCTTTAGGTATCTGTTTATGTATTACTCTGTTTATATTTAACTACATTTTTTCATCTTTATTTGCGTTAAAAAAAAGGAAATTAATCGGTTTCTGCAGTTTCGACTGTAGTGTCAACTGTATCAGTAGAGACTGGTGTAGTTTCGGCAACACAAGCAACACTACATGAACCAGATAATTTAAACCATTTGTTGAATTCTTTGTTATAAACAAGTGTTA